GACAAGTCAGCCAATGGTGGATGGAGCGTCCTGAACCAGGTCATTGCAGATCTTGCCACCAATGCGATCCAGCAGGCTATCAACAAGCTGCAGGATTTTGCCAAGGAGACCATGAACCTTGGCATTGATTTTTCTGCTTCCATGAGCAATGTGCAGGCCATCTCCGGAGCTACTGGTGATGAGATCGCAATGCTGGAGCAGAAAGCCAGGGATCTTGGAGCTACTACAGTATTCTCTGCCAGTGATGTGGCAGACGGTTTTGGATACATGGCCATGGCCGGCTGGGATACTGAGCAGATGATGGGCGGCATAGCAGGTGTCCTTAACCTGGCGGCATCCTCCGGAGAGGACCTGGCTACTACATCCGACATTGTTACTGATGCACTCACAGCCTTTGGAATGGAGGCAGGGGATGCCGGAAGACTGGCAGACGTTATGGCAGCGGCATCCAGTAATGCCAACACCAATGTGTCCATGCTGGGTGAGTCCTTCAAGTATGTTGCACCTGTGGCAGGTGCCCTTGGTTATTCTGCTGAGGATACAGCGGTAGCACTTGGTCTCATGGCCAACAGCGGTATCAAGGCCAGCCAGGGCGGCACAGCGCTGAGGACGATGCTGACCAACATGGCCAAGCCTACAGATGACATGGCCTATGCCATGGAACAGCTGGGAGTCAGCCTGAGTGACGATGAAGGCAACATGTACAGCCTGGGTGAAGTCATGGACCAGCTCCGGTCCGGATTCGGTGATCTGATGATCTCTGAAGAGGAATTCAATGAGGAGCAGAGACTGCTGCAGCAGGCACTTGATGATGGGGCCATATCTCAGAAAGAGTATGATGAACAGCTCAATGCACTGGTGGAACGTGCCTATGGTGCGGAAGGAGCTGAGAAAGCAAGATATGCGGCCATGCTCTCCGGTAAGGAAGGCATGTCCGGTATGCTGGCAATCGTAAATGCCAGCGTGAAAGATTATGACAAACTTACTGCAGCCATCAATAACTCAAGTGAGGGAATGGGTGCCGCCGCTGAGATGGCCGGCATAATGAATGACAACCTTGGTGGTGACATTAAGGAAATGAATTCAGCTTTGGAAGAGCTGAAGCTGAAGATCTTTGACGGCATCCAGCAGCCTATGAGAGACATTGTGCAGTTTATCACCGGATCTGTTATCCCGGCAGCAACTGCAACACTGCAGTTTATCCAGCAGCACTCAACAGCCATAGGAGTGCTTGCAGGAGTGATAGGCATCATAGTGACGGCCATGCTCCTACAGAACGCTGTACAGGCAATACAGGCCGCCATGAACGCTGCTGAGGCGGCATCCCTTGGTGCCCTGATCACTGCAAAGCTGGCATCTGCAGCGGCCTCCTGGGCGGCGCTGGCACCGTATATCCTTATTGTGGCTGCCATAGCGGCTGTTATAGCCATCATAGTGATCTGTGTGACGCACTGGGAACAGATCAAGCAAAAGGTCACGGAAGTGGCTGAGGTGGTGCGTACAAACGTTACCACGGCATGGAACAACCTGAGAAGCAGCCTGGCAAGCATCATGGACGGTATCAGAGCCAAGGTGCAGAGTGCATGGCAGACTATCAAGGACAACATCATCACTCCTGTACAGGATGCCTACAGCAATGTGGTGCAGAAGATCACGGACCTGAAGAGCAGCATTGAGCAGAAGATCAATGATCTGAAGGATAAGGTCAAGTCCACATTCGACAGCATCAGGGAGAAGATGGAGAGTCCTATACAGACTGCCAGGGATACCATTGATGGCATTATCTCTACTATCAAGGGCTGGTTCCCTCTGAGCATCGGCAAGATCATTGATGACATCAAGCTTCCTCACTTCAGCATTGAAGGAGAATTCAGCATCAATCCTCCCTCTGTGCCGCACTTTGATGTTGACTGGTATGCATCCGGTGCGATCTTTGATGCACCTACACTGATACCTACCATGTATGGACTTAAGGGAGTAGGTGAGGCAGGACCGGAAGCAGTATCTCCTATCAGTGTGCTGCAGAGATATGTGGGAGCGGCTGTACAGAGATTCGTGCCTCAGATCGACTATGATCTGCTTGGCCAAAAGGTAGCAGGAGCATGCGCTAAGCTGGGCATCAGCATTGAGCTGGATAAGAGACAGCTTGGCAGAGTAGTAAGGGAGGTGGTCTGATGACCTTATATTATGAAGGATCCGATGGATCCAAGGTCAACCTGATGGGTGATGGCATTTATGCCCAGAACCCGGAAACCCTTACACAGAACACATGGGAATACAGCACCATGTCAGGATCCAGTGGTCTTGCAAGGGTGAAGCGCTTTTACAAGGATGCCAAAGAGCTTCCGCTGACAGTGGGCATCATGGCAGAGGATAAGGAAGAATTCAATGCCATGATGTACAACATGCACCGGATCTTTGACCGAGATGTGAGGCGGCTGAAACCCGGCAAGCTCTGGTGGAATGACTGGTACAAAGAAGTGTTCGCTGTGGACACATCCAATGACAGCTTTGAAGAGCTTTTTGAATCAGTGGACAGAGACATCACATTCCTGGCTGTTGGATCCTACTGGGTGCGAAAGGTGGTCCGGAAGTATGAGGCCGGCGCAGGAACAGGAACAGACAGCCTGGATTATGGCCTTGATTATGGATTCGACTATGACCATGACTATGGTGTGGATGACACAGCGGAAGTTATACAGAATAACTGCATTGACGCAGCCAATTTTGAGCTGAGATTTTACGGACCTGTGGCCAATCCTTCTGTATCCATCAGCGGCCATGTGTATGAGGTCTTTGACACGCTGAGTGAGGGTGAATACATCATTGTCAACTCACTGACCAAGAAGATCCTCAAATATGATCAGTATGGTAATGAGACCAATGTCTTCCATCTCCGTGGCCGTGATGATTACATCTTCCAGAAGATCCCGGAAGGCATGAACACAGTCACAAGGTCCGGAGCCAATGCGCTGGACATCACCATCTATGACGAGAGGGGGGAGCCTGAGTGGATCTGATCTATGCAGATGAAACACGGAAGGATCAGGATGTCCTCCCTTCTTACAAGATGGATATGGCATACGGCAAGGATGAAAACAACTTTGCTGTATGTGTAGATCGCAGTTATCACTGCTGTCAGGGCGGCTATCTGATCTATGCGGAAGGCACTGAGTATGGCGGCATTGTAGATGACATTGAATCAGATACAGAGAAGAGTGAGGTAACTTATTCCGGAAGGACCTGGCATGGAGTGCTGGCAGGTCATGTGATCTGCCCGGATCCTGGTGATGACTACTACACCGTATCCGGTGAAGCAAACACTGTGCTGCAGATGATCATTGACCGGATCGGCCTCACTGACATGTTTATAGCATCTACAGAGAACACAGGAGTGATCATCCGTGGGTGGCAGTTTGAGCGGTATTGTGATGCCTACAGCGGCATCAGGAAGATGCTGAAGGCATACGGCCTGAAGCTCAATGTGCAGTGGGCCGTGAACATGGTGCAGCTGTCCGCTGTGCCGGTCCGTGATTACAGTCAGGATGAGGAATTTGATGCATCACAGGTGACCTTCACTGTATCAAAGAATTACAATCCGGTGAATCACCTGATCTGCTTAGGGCAGGGAAATCTCCGTGACAGAGCAGTGATCCACATCTTCACGGATAGGAATGGAGGCATACAGCCTTACCTGGTGGATCCGACTAAGGAGCCGGTGGAAGACAGTGATTACATCCTGGACACTTCCTCCCAGCTCCTTTTTGGACAGGATGAAGTGGCTGAGAAGTATGAGCTGTCCAATGCTGAGATCACTACCAATTATGTCCTGCTGACATCCAGGCCTTCTGACTGGGCAAAGAATTTTGCATCTTACTTTGCCAAGGAAGTGAACACACTTGGCATTGGCGCTGACACCAAATATGTACCGGTCAAGGCAGCAGGCGGCTATAACATGCAGACAAGCCAGCCGGGTGACTGGTCCACTGGTTTCAGGCGCTATTTCACCTATGACCAGCTCAGCGGTGTGTATGCTGCTGTGACTGGATCTGTATCATACAGCGCTTTATCCTCCCAGCCTTCCGACTGGTCCAGGAATTATGGATCTTACTACAGCAAGGATGGGGATGAGTACACCAATGTAGAGGGCGCTGTCACATCCACATACATCCAGCAGACCAAGCAGCCGGCAGACTGGTCCACTAATTATGGATCCTACTATGAGCTTGAAGGATCCTCCTATGTGGCAGTCACCACAGACAGTCATTACAGTTATGACCTGCAGACTCAGGAGCCGGCAGACTGGTCCACAAACTATGCTGCCTATTATCGCAGGGCAACATCCAAAGAACTGGATGAAGAGATCACAATCCGGTATTACAGTGTGACGCTGGATGCCAAAGGAAGGGTGCCGGTGTGGCAGGCCAATACCTACTACACAAGGACATTCCATCAGAGCGCTCCGGTATGGAGCGCAAAAGAGCGGTACACCAGGAAAGACACCGTATCAGCTCCTGCATGGTCCTCCGGAATCTACAGACAGGTGGTGGCAGCTCCTACGTGGCAGGCAAACACCTACTACACCAATACCGGAGCCAAGGCACCTGCATGGAAGGCAAAGACCTACTACAGACAGGCCACAGACAGGTACAAGGTACTGGTGGAGGGCGCTGTGAGCAGGATCAGTGAGGCTTATAAGCCGGAAGATCTGAAGATCAACCTGGAGGAGACAGACAGGATCTATGACATTGGAGACATTGTAGGTGCCAAGGATACTGTCACAGGACAGGCAGCTGTCCAGGAAGTAACCAAAAAGATCATCACCATTGAAGATGGTGATGTAAGCATCAGATATGAGGTAGATTAATATGGCAATTGAATTAGTAACAGGCCATGCCGGAGAGGGCCATGTGTCATCTGCTGACGCTGGCAGATACAATGCTGGTGTGTGCGGTGTGGGCAAATATGTCTTAAACACCGGACAGAAATTTGCATACAGTATTGAATCTGCCAATCTGATCCGGATTGGTACTGGTGATGCGGTGAACCAGGGTCGGCACATCAGCATCCGTCAGAACACCTATGAGGATGCAAACATCCTCAACGGTACCCAGGGCAAGACAAGGATTGATGTGATCACATTGAGATACAGCAAGGTCACAACACAGGTAGAAGGTGAGCCGGTCACTGTAGAGGTGGCCACTGTAGAGGCCATCAAAGGCACTGAGGTGCCTGTGGGCACAGCTCCGGAAGTACCTGCAGTGATCTCCGGAAACATCTTTGATGGTGCCACAGTGGATGACATGCCTCTGTATCATGTGCTGATCACGGATACAAGTGTTACATCCGTGACTGCCGTCTTCACTGTCCTGGATCCGCTGAATGCGCTGTGGAATCAGCTGAGTACTTATGATACATCCATTGGTGCGCTGTCTAACAAGATTGGTGACACTGCAATGGGCACCACAGCTACCACATTGACCGGAGCCATCAAGGAGCTGGTTACCAAGATCGGATCCGTGGCCATGGGCACCACGGCCACAACAGTAACAGGGGCTATTAAGGAACTGAAAACAGCACTCACAGCGCTGCAGACTCTGATTGGTACATCCACATTCCGGATCTATGAGAAGTCCTGGGACAACATTACCATAGCCGCTGACTGGTATTATGATAAGTCCGGTTTCAATATCACAACAAGTGGATACAGGGCCGTGGCAATTGTAGGTTTCGGTGTATATGCTGCATCGTCCGGGGCCGTGAACTATAACTGGTGTATCTTCCAGAAGTGTGCAGTGTGGCGCACTTCCACAGCGGACTATCTTGACTACTATGTGTGGAATCAGAATAAAAATGCTGCGGCCAAGGTCAAGATTCGTATCTGGGTCCTGTATGTCAAGTCGGGCCTGTTTGGATAAAGGAGGTGAGTGAATGAGCTTAGCTAACATTAGACCGTCTATTGTACTGGATATTTATGATCACAATCTCACTCCTTCCAGCATTAAGGCCATTGCCTTGGACAGCAATACAAGGTTTGTGGCTGCCGTGATCCGTAACCGTGGTGAGATCTATGATATTGGACAGGATGCTGCTGTGGCTCTCACAGTGGTAAGGCCGGACAAGACCAGGGTGCAGATCACAGGTCAGACGTACTCTCTTACGGAGACCACAAGGGATGATGAGACCATCACATACTATGGTGCTAGTGCAGAGCTGACACAGCTGGCGCTGGCCATCAAGGGCAATCTGAGGGCACAGTTTAAGATCACCAGTGGTGAGCAGGAGCTGAGGACCGAGATCTTTACTATCAACAACGGCGAGGCGCTGGATGCAGGAGACGATCCCTGGGCCGGAGATCTTGACGGACACAACCTGGACGAAATGGCACAGAGCATTGAGGATCTGTCCTCTGATGTGACCGAGATCCAGGAGGATGTTACGGACTTAAAGGAAGGTTTAGAGGACATCGAGATAGGTTATGAATCGGGCAGTGGACAGACTGTTATACAAGCGAACGTAACCAAACTGGAAGATTTGCCCGTACACAAAGTATATTTTTGGGGGACAGGGACAACACAATCTCAGATTTCTGATGCTCCCGAATATGGTACTGCGGCTATCGTGAGGACGGATAGCTACAAGTTAGATAACAACGTTAACGGCTCTGTT